AGAGCGCCATCAGCGGGTCAATTTTTCCCCGTCCGCTGGCCTGTTTGGTGATAAGAATGGCGTTACCTTTAGGCTCCACCCGGGCATTACCGACACACCAGGCCATCAGGGGCTGATCACCGTGAATCAGCACCCCTTCAGCCAGTTTGCGCTCGGTGGTTTTGATGGCCCCGCCCAGCTTCCAGCCCTGGCTTATCCCCACCACACTCTCATCGGGGATCCCGGCTTCCGCCAGTGAATCCAGAATCTGCCCCACACCTGACGGGTCAATACCGATATGATCCAGTAACTCAGCCTCATGAATACGACGCACATACTCCGCCACTTCCGCCGTGTCATCCCCGACCCGACGGACAATCGTCATGTCTCCACAGGCCACAAAATCCTGAAACCGGGACGCCTCGCTCTTCCGTCGGACCACCGCGGTTTCATGCGCCCAGGCATGGCCCCAGCCCAGCCATTCGCGGGTCTCCCGGTCACGCCCAATCACATACATCCCCAGCAGATCATCCAGCCCTCCGCCGTCAATCCCCACCGTCACCACATCAGCACGACGCAGGATATCGTCCAGGCTGATACAACGGCCCTGCTCTTCCCAGAAATCAGCCCCCGCCCAGCGGTCAGAGCGCAGGGCAAGACCAATTTCCACATTGGCGTGTTTTGACATGAACCCCCGGAATGTCTCTTCACCGGCTTCCCGGGCTTTACGGTACTCCCGGTACAGAAAGGCCTCATCCACTGAATAGCCGAGATTAGGATTGACCATGGCGAGGTTTTCCATCTGCAGGTGAGCCCCGCTTTCCACCATTTCAGGAGGGTGTTCAAATATCACCGGCAGAAAGTGCGGATCATGAATTTTGCCGTCGCGCACATCCCGGGCGTACTGCAGTTTCTGTCTGAACACCCCGGCGGGCGGTTCATTCGACTGGGTGGTCGTATACACCACAAACCCTTCCGGGCGGGAGGCAAGGCCGCCTATGGCTTCACGTAACATGTCCTCCGCCTTGCACTGCTTGCCAAACAGCCACAGTTCATCAATCAGTGTCCCCACGGACTTGATACCGGACACCGTATTCGGATCGGCAGCCACCACCTTAAGGGTGGTGTCCGTCACCCTGTGGGTGATGGTCCGGATATGGGTCTGCACCTGGCAGAGGTCATCCAGATCATCGTCACGTCGTACCATATCCCGGGCAGGGTTGAAGGCGTTGGCCGCCACCTCCACAGTCGGGGCCAGAATCGTGTAACCCGCCGCCTGCCGCCAGTTCAGTAACAGCGCCGTCATCATGATCCCCGCGGCCAGCGTGGACTTCGAGTTTTTCTTGGGGATAAGGATAAAAACTTCCTTGATATGGCGTACACCGGTCTGCGCATCATAGGAGCCAAACAGGGCCGCCACCAGGTCAAACACCCACGGTGCACAGGACTCCCCGAACGTCGGGCTACCAGGTGCATCCACAATCCGCAGTTGTTTAAAAATCGCCAGGGCATGTGCGGCCTCGTCCGGATAAATCGGAGCCGGAATAATCGACAGCCCCTTTTTCAGGCGCTCTGCCCAGTCCGGGCAGGCCGTGCTCCACACAGGTATCATCCGTTGCCCTCATTATCATTATTCACCACCAGGCGGGGTGGTGGTGGCACCGCAAAACGGTTAGCCGCTTTTTTCGCGGCGTCACCTTTTGCCGATTTTTTACCGGCATCCCCTTTTTTGTGGTGCGTGAACTGCGCCAGCTTATAAGCCGCATCCAGCGCCAGCCTGGGGTCGGTATTAATGTTCTCCACCAGAAGACGCCCCATCGCTTTCACCGGATCGGGAAGACCGTCCTCCATATACTCAATACCAGGAGATATCACCACGGGCGGTGGCATCTCCGGATTTGTTTCGTCCGGCTGTGGTATTGCAGCCACCTCACGGCGACGGGGTTTATCCTCCTGCTCTGATTTTTTCTGCCGGTAAACAGGAACCTCATCCACCTCCACCGTTTCGCACTGTTTACGGGCTATAAACGCGAGCACCTCCGGATCTTTTGCCAGCTGCGAGCCTTTAACCCTGGCGGTCTTCGCCGAATAACCGGCGGCAATAGCTGACGCTGTTTTGTTTTTCCCGGACATGAGCGCCAGCGCAAATTTTCGTTTTTGCGTTGTCAGCACAGCCTCCTCCCGGGTCCATAACGCACTCAGCCGGGTATGGTTCAGCCCATTTTTCCCGGCGTCTCATGCCGCAAATGTTAACTGCTGCCTGGTTAACATTTGCTGAAAAAGCCAGTTAACATTTTTTTCGCACAACAAACTGAATAATAAAGATAAAAACCGCAAAAATGCCCGGGCAGCCAGTTAACATGTTAACTGCCCTGAAACAGGAATTTTTTCTCTGCATGAGACGGGGGGCGGTGTCCGGGGCGATCGTTTTTTTCGCCGGATGATCCCCCCCCGGGGCGGATCACAGTCCGATGATATCGTCTGCCCTGCCATGACCTCCGGACACCTCCGGCAGCGTCGGGTCCGGCATACCACTCGCCGTTTCACTGACTGACTTCTGGCGATGGCATTCGGTACAGAGCGTCCAGAGATTCGTCTCCTCATTACCACCACCGAACTGAAGTGCAATGCGGTGATCGAGTTCACTGTCACAGAGGTCAACCACACGACCACAGAGACAGCACTGCCCGGCATCCCTGAGCCAGATATGACGCTTGAGGGAAACACGTGCACTGCCACTGACACGACGCTGTTCCCCCTTCAGAATATTCACCCGTCGGGTGTTCAGAGTTTTGATTCTGCTCTGGAGTGTACGAAGCTCAGCCATGTAAAATCCCCGTCATATGGCAATCAGTAAAGGAAATAAATATGTCATCGAAAAACCGGACCCGCAGAACCACAACCCGCAATATCCGTTTCCCCAATCACATGATTGAACAGATCAACATCGCCCTTGAGCATAAAGGGTCCAGTAACTTTTCAGCGTGGGTTATTGAAGCCTGCAGGAGAAGGCTGGCAACAGATGCAACGCATCTGCGTACGGCCAGCATGACAAATAACGAGAAATGAACGTTCGGTTTCTTCCACCATCGTACCGGACAGGCGACTATGAGGGGACAACGCCGCGCTCCGTTAACGCGGTAAACCCCGGTGTGTATCGTTTTTGATTATCCCCGCACACTCGCGCAGAAGGAATTCCCCGTCGGGCTACGGTCATGGTTAATGCGGAAATACAGCGACGATACAGCGCATGATGTGTCAGGCTTGAATACCTTTATCCGTTAAAAGGGATATCAGTTAAGTTATCCCGTGTAGGGTATAAGTCATTATCAAGCCCACCAGTAGATGGGCTTTGTAATGGAGAGCCGTTGTGAAAGTGGCTCTCAGACTGTCATTTTTTCCCTTTCTGTTTACCTGCCCACTGTTTTGCAATGTACAGGCAGTTATCGAAAATTCGGCCTTTTCTGCTGGCTTGTGAACAACGGCGGTAATGTTCCACCGCCATGTCAGCGCCAGTCATAGCCGCGTTTTGGTCGTATCCAAGCTTTATTAACTCGGTTGTTACATTTTTATGTATGAAATCAATCGGAGTCATGCTGGTTTACCATCAGGGAAGTCCCCCATGTCACATAGCTTGAACTGAATAAGATCCTTCACAAGCTGCTCAGCCTTTTTAATGGCCTTCTTCTCTTTCTTCCGACGAGTCATGAGAGCGCTACCTGCTTGACCGTGCATTTCAAATGAGAACTTCTCAGCAGCCGCGACACGGTTTTGCATTTCGCTGATTGCCATATCGGTCAGGCCAGAGAAATCGAGAAGGTTAATCTCCTTCCCACCCTCAAGCTCAGTCATGTGGTCATACACCTGCGCCTGAAGCTCATAGCTGTAGCTCATTGCCATGAGGCAAGCTTCACGCTTGGGAAAATTGCAAATATCCCTCTCCACAACACCACCTGTTCCGTTGATATAGGTATCAGTTGCAAAAAATTTTGCAGCTGCATCCCCGAGGACCTTGGGTACTTTCTTCATGAAACTGCGGTGTTCGAGTTTGCGATATTTCTTACAGGGGAACGCAAGCCCCTCCGCCTCCGCTTTGGATTTCCGATCAGCATTAATGTAATCCACCATCTCAAGACTGCTCATGGTCGGGTATTCGCCAGAAGGAAGAACGGTTAATGATTTGTTCATGTCGGTATTTCCTTTAGAAAGTTGAGCCTGTTCGCACAGAAAAACCGTCCCCGAGAGGTCCTCACCTATACGGCAGTTCTCAGGCTCAGCTTTCTGAAAGACTCGGGATTGTTACGCGCTGCGATACGCTGTGAAATTCAGATGTAAAAAAAAGCCCCGCATCGCGAGGCTCATTAAATTGACTTTGTGATTTGCAAAAAAATTATTTCAGGCATTGCGTCCTGATGTATTCCTGCAGGTAGTTAACCTGCGCGGTTATCTTGTCGATTCCACCTCGGAGACGGTAATAATTGAGTTCAGCATCTGCTGTAAGTCCTGGGCTTTCTCCATCGCCCATGCTGCTGGCTCCGGTCGTTGACTTTGCACAGGTGGCGGAGACTTGCAGGCGCTTACGCCCAGCAGAAACATCAGCACGGAGACTTTCGATAGTCGCATTAGCATCAGCAAGCTCCTTTGTGTATCTGGCGTCAAGTTCTGCTACATCACGTTGCCGCTTCTGCATATCAGCGATGATGGATGTGGCTCTATCGCGCTGCTCTTTGTAGGCGATGGCGTTATCACGGTAATGATTAACAGCCCATGAAAGGCAGACGATGAGGCAGATGACCAGAACGTAGATAATCGCGGTTACTCTGCTCATTGTTGCCCCCACAAACAGACTTCACGCTCAATCTCACGGCGAGTCATCAGCCCTTTCCATTGCTTACCGCCAGCGTATGTCCAGCGCCGTAGCTGATCACATGCGCTTTTGATATCGCCCTGGTTTATTTTGCGAAGAAGCGTCGATGTTCTGAAATTGCCAGCGCCCACGTTGTAAACGAACGAGTAAAGAGCGCCGCGCGTTGTTTCCGGTATATCGACTTTGATGTACGGGTTTATTTGTCTGGCGACCGTGGCAAGGTCTTTATTCAGGAGGGCTTTGCATTCTGCTTCGGTATACGTTTTACCGGGCATGATGTCTTTTCCGGTGTGTCCATGACATACAGTCCATACGCCAACGATATCTTCGTATGGTATGTAGCTGACACCTTCCAGGCCATCGTCACCACTCGGACCAGTGATGAGCACAGACGCTATGGCAACAGCCCCACCACCAATAGCAGCAGCAACGGCTTTTCGTAATGATGGAGGCATTATTCACCTCTTGCAGCCTTGCGCTTATCTTCTTTAATCTTGAAATAAAGGTTTGTCAGATACGTCAGCAGGCCAAACAGCAGACTCCCCAGCACACCTATTGCCACCCACTGGGACGGAGAGACTTTGTCCAGCAGCTGCAGTAACCAGTATCCCGTCCCCACCGCTGACGTGGTGTATGACACACCTGTTGTGATTTTTTCCATCTGATGTATGTCTCCGTCACCGCCGACAGAAAATGAAAGTAAAGGAAAACAAAAAGCCGCCAGTGTCGCCCACTGACGGCCAACGCCGGGAGCCGTGATTATGGCATTCAGGCTCTGCTAAAAATGCCAGATAACATTCCGGCTCCCCCCCCCTGATTCAGGTTATAAATGACACAATATCTTGACAACACCCATCACTGTCTGTCAGAAAATGTACTGCCAGATATAAGTATCATGTGAAACCCAACTATCCTTCTTAGCCAGTACTTCTCCGACGAAAGTCAGTACTGGCTGTTTTTTTATTATGCTGCCGGTGCATTTATCTCCAGCACCAGACTTTCTATCTCAACGCCATACGCTGCATTTTTTGTAACATCCGTCAGCGTCAGCGCATTCAGTCCCAGTGTCAGACTGTCTTTTAT